CTATGAAAAGAATAAGCATAGCAAATTTGCATATCAAGCATTAGCAAGGGCAGCAAGAAGAAATGCAGTTCCTAAATGGATTGGCGAAGAATTAAAGCAAAAGATACAAGATTTTTATATTGACGCAAGGTTAAAAACTAAGGATTCTGGAATTAAGCACGAAGTAGATCATATAGTTCCTTTGGTAAATAAAGAAGTATGTGGTTTGCATGTGCCGTGGAATTTAAGGGTTGTAACTCAATATGAAAATCGCAGTAAACAAAATAAATTTAAGGAGTAACAAATGGCTGAATTCAGTAACTATTTAGAAAATGCGTTAATCAACGCTACCTTACGTAACACTACTTACACAAGTCCTGCTGCTGTTTATGTAGGTCTTTATACATCTGATCCTACTGATGCTAATACTGGCACTGAAGTATCTGGTGGTTCTTATACACGTACTGCGGTAACGATGGGTGCGCCTAGTAACGGTGTATCTACGAATACTGCTGCGGTAGAGTTTCCACAGGCTTCTGGTTCATGGGGAACAGTTGGTTGGATCGGTATTCTTGACGCTACTTCTAGCGGTAACTTGCTGTATCACACAGCATTGGACACATCGAAAACTATATCATCTGGAGATATCTTTAAGATAGCTATTGGCGGTCTTAGCGTAACTCTGGCGTAAGGGGTAAATAATGCCACTAGTTGTCGCAGATCGTGTTAGGGAAACATCTACTACTGCTGGCACTGGTACGCTGACGCTTGCTGGTGCTGTAGCTGGATTCCAGTCTTTTGCTGTTATTGGTAACGGTAACACTACCTACTATTCTATTGTTGATAGCACTGCTAACACATGGGAAGTAGGTATCGGTACTTACACATCGTCAGGTACTACGTTAGCTCGTACTACGGTATTGTCTAATAGTTCTGGTACGACTTCACCTATATCGTTTGCATCTAATAGCAAGGATGTGTTTGTTACTTATCCTGCTGCTAAGTCTGTACATGAGGATGCTACTAATACTGCTTTTGCAGATCAGATGGCTTCTTCTAACGGTCTTGTACTTAATAATCTCACTGTAGCTACAACATTCTCTATTCCTAGTGGATACTCGGCTATGAGTGCTGGCCCTATTACGATTAATAGCGGTGTAAGCGTAACTGTACCGAGTGGGTCTAAGTGGGTGGTGTTCTAGATGTTTGGTTTATCGGCATACTCACAAGCACCGTATTCGTCATTAGCTTCTTCTGGTAATGTCGTATTAGCCACTGCTGCGGTAGATGCTTTTGCCACAGTAACAGCAAACGCTTTTGCTATTTATGACGGTGCAGGAAGTATTAACGGCTCTGCTACGGTTTCTGCTGTTGGTATCAGGATTCAGACTGCTACAGGTTCTATAGATGCAACTGCGGTGGTAACTGCGGCAGGTGGCATTATTTATAGTGCTACTGGCTCAATAATTGGTACTGCTACTGTAACGGCTAATGGTGGTTTAATAATACTTGCTACGGCTGCTGTAGATGGTACTGCAACGGTCACAGCAGAAGCTACTAGAGTCTTATTCTTTACTGGTGCTATTGACGGTACTGCTACGGTTACGGCTGAAGGCATACGAGTTCAGGTAGGAACTGCTGCTATTGATGGGACAGCTACGGTAACATCAAGTAGCGAAGTTGATTATAGTGGTAACGCTTCAGTAGATGCTGTAGCAGAAGTTTCATGTTTAGCAATAGCTGTATGGAACGCTATAGCAGGTATAGAAGGAAATGCAGATATAAGCGCAGACGGTCAGGTAATTGGTGACGAGTGGGATAACGTAGTAGAACAACCGAATACTTGGACTATTGTTCCTGAAGGTGACAATACATGGACAGTAGTTTCATCGCAATCTGATACTTGGACAAGGCAATAAAGATGGCTAAACAACGCATAATATTCGGTGAATGGCTACCAGATCAGCCTGGTGTTACAGGTGCTTTAACAGGAGCAGTTAACTGTTATCCAGTTACTAATGGTTATGCCCCAATTCTTGATGAAGTTGAGTATTCTGACGATGCAAATGCTAATTTATTGACGTGTTTTGCGGGTAAATACGCTGGAACGGTATCATTATTTGGTGCTTCAGCTACTAACCTGTACAAGTTTACTGCTGGTACTCGTGCGATGTCTCCATTAACTACTGCTGGATATACTGCTATTGAGTATTGGGATGTTACGCAGTACGGCACAAAGATGATTATGGCTAATGGCACAGATAAATTACAGTCATACACGCTTAATTCATCGACTTATGCTGGTGATTTAGCTGCTTCTGCTCCTGAAGCTAAATATGTAACCGTAGTTAAAGACTTTGTAGTCGCTGCTAACGTAGCTGGCGAAGAAAACAAGGTTTACTGGTCTGATATTAACGATGAAACAGATTGGACTCCTGGTCTTGCTAGTCAATCTGACTCTCAGGTAATGCCTGACGGTGGTGATATCACAGGTTTAGCTGGTGGTGAGTTCGGTATCGTGTTCTTAGAGCGTGCTATCTACCGCATGACGTATGCAGGTAGCCCGTATTTCTTCCAGTTTGATGCTATTAACCGTACTTTAGGCTGTATCTCTGCCGGATCAATCATTAACTTTGCAGGATTAACGTATTTCCTAGCAGACGATGGTTTTTATGTGTGTGATGGTCAGACAACTAGAGGAATCGGTACAGAAAAGATAGATCGCTGGTTCTTTGATAACGCAAACTTGACAGCCGTTAAGCTAGGTATGTCAGCCGCAGTAGATACAGAGAAAAGACTGATTGTTTGGTTATTCCCTGCACAGAATGGTGACAATTTACTACTGATTTACAACATTGCATTAAACAAATGGTCGTATGCAGAAACTACTGCTGACAGCGTATCGTTTGCTTTGACTCCATCTGTAACACTAGAAGGTTTGGACGCATTTAGCACAAGCATAGACTCACTAGGCATCTCTTTAGATGATCGTCAGTGGGTTGGTGGTCTATTGCTATTGTCTGCAACGAGAGGCCCTAATATCGTTACCTTTAGCGGTCAATACAAACAGGCTGCTTTAACGTCAGGTGACATAGATGTGGGTCATTCAGTCATTACTTTAGGCAGACCGATTGTGGACGCTGGTAGCGGCTCTGTAGCGGTTGCAAGTCGTGAGCTGTTAAATGATGCCATTACGTTCGGAGATGCGTCTGTAGCCGATTCTGAAGGTCGCTGTGGGCTGCGTTCAGCAGGTAGGTATCACAGGGTTAAAACTAGTCCTAGTGGCAACTGGAAAACTGCTGTAGCGGTTGAGATTGATATAGCAGGTCAGGGTACTCGATGACGAGAACAGTCCAGTTTCAGACGTTACCGCCTTTTGGTGGAGATCAGCGACAGGTTGCTGAAGTCGTTCGTGGGATTATGGACGGTAAGACGAATAACACTGGCAAGGTCACTTTAGCCACAGGCAATGCGACTACAACGACTATATACGACAGCCGTATAGGCAACGAGAGCCTGATATTCTTGGTTCCTATAAGCAATGCTGCGGAGGCTGATGCGGCTCCTTACGGTGCGTTTCAGGATACTACAGATCAGACTGCTGCTAATACGACTACAGCTTACGCAATAACGTTAAACACTACTGACTATTCTAACGGTGTATATCTATCGAATAGCTCAAGGCTAAATGTTAGAAATTACGGTATTTACAACATTCAGTTTTCTATTCAGTTTAAGAATAACCATAACGATTCTGAAGAAGTAGATGTATGGTTTAGAAAAAATGGAACAGATATAGCTGGATCAAATAGTCGTTTTGGATTAATGACTCGTAAAAGTGCTGGCGATCCTAGTCACATAATTGCAGCAATTAATTTCTTTTTAGAATTGCAAGCCAATGATTATGTTGAGATAATGTGGCGTGTTTCTAATACTGGTATATCTATTGAGCATTATGGTACTGGCACAAGTCCTACAAGACCATCCGTACCTAGCGTTATAGCGACAATGCAATATATAGCTCCATCAGCTACAAGTAACATATACGTTTCTTCACAAACTCAAGGGAGTGCTACTTTGACGCATTGGTCTAATAACACAGCAGATAAGACATACGGCTACATTGTGGTGGGCTAATGGAATTTAGGCATATACCAGTAGCAGATATTCGGAAATGGTGGGCATCAATTAAGGCTCCACTAGATCAGATTAAAGGGCATAGTCCAGAGGATTGGATAGTAGAAGATGTCTATGCAGATTTAATGTCTAATAGGTCGCTTCTATGGGTAGCTTTGAAGGAGCAGAGGTATATAGGATTCTTTATATTGCAGCCTCAAGGCTTACATCTGCACGTTTGGGCAGGATGGACGTTAGAAAATGATTATCAAATAGTACAAGATGCGTTAAAATACATAAAAGGCGTAGCAAGTCAAGCTAATGCAAGATTTATAACATTCTCTAGCCATCGTAAAGGTTGGCAACGTAAGGCAGAAAAGCTCGGCTTTAAGCCTAAACAATGGATTTGCGAGGTGTAATATGGGTGGAGGCGGTGGAGGTAGCACTACAACCAGCGGCATTGACGAAAGTCTAAAGCCATATGTAACGTATGGTCTTGAAGAAGCTAAAAAGCAATACGAGGCTCCTGGGCCTCAATTCTTTCCTGGTCAGACTTATGTCTCTCCGAGCGAGGCTACTCAGGCTGCATTACAGGCTGCTCAAACTAGAGCTATGTCAGGCTCTCCAATTCAGCAAGCAGCACAGCAAGAATACTTATCAACAGTTCAGGGTAGAGGCGTTAATCCATTCCTAGAGGGTGCATTAGCAGGAACTACTCGTCAGGCTCAAGAGGCATATACTCGTGGCGTACAAGGTATTCAGTCTCAGGCTGCATCTAGGGGTCGTTATGGCTCTGGCGCAATGGGTCAGCAGGTAGGTCAGGCTCAGGACGTATTCGGTCGTAATCTAGCGGAAAGTGCAGGTCAATTAGCTTATCAATCTGCTGAGGCAGAACGTGGCAGACAGATGCAAGCTGTTGCTAACGCTCCTGCTTATGCTCAGGCTGATTACCAAGATATTCAGAGATTGCTGACAGCAGGTCAAGGACAAGAGCAATATCAGCAAAAAGCTCTGCAAGACGCTATTAATCGCTATAACTACGAACAAACTCTGCCACAGCAGAAGCTACAGCAATTCACGAATCTATTCACTAGCGCACCTGGTGGCGGCACTAGCACGACTACGCAGTCAGGTGGTAAGTAATATGTATGGAGAAACTTGAAAAAGACGCTTTGCTTATGGTTTATGAATCAATAAAGCACAGAGTTAATTTTGAGTTTGATGTTTATGAAAATGCTGTAAAAGATTGGGATGTATTGCCGTTAGTAGAGAATAATATAGTTATAGGTGGTGTTTTAATAAAAGATAATGAGATACACGTTGGATATGGAATTAAGCCAAGAAGCACTATTCTTCCATATATAAAAAGCACTTTAAATCAAATTATTAGTAAATACGGATACGCTGTAACGTCAGTAATGAAAGAAAACGAAGCTGGATTGAGGTTCTGTAAAAGACTTGGATTTACTAGAATTGGCGAAGAAAACGGTACTATTAAGTTAAGATGCGACAGGAGTAACTACAAATGAGAATTCCTAATAAATTTAACGGATATAGCGCAGATAACAGGCGTTTATATAACGATCCAGTTACTATCC